AAGACTACATTATTAGTAGGACATAATATAAAGTTTGATTTAATGTGGTTGATTGAAGCTGGATTTAAATATACAGGTAAAGTTTATGATACTATGCTTGGGGAGTATATATTAAACAGAGGTATAAGAAAAAGTTTAACGTTAGAAATGTCTTGTAGAAGAAGACGTATTGGCTCTAAAGATAATCGTATAAAAGAATTTACAGATAGAGGTATACCTTTTCAAAACATACCAGCTAATGTTGTAGAAGAATATGGTAGAATGGATGTGCAAATAACTAGAGATTTATTTAATTCACAGATGGCAGACTTTAGAATGCCAAAGAATAAACATCTATTAATGACAGCTAAGATGATGAACGAGTTTTTAATTGTGTTATCTGATATGGAAGCCAATGGTATTAATATTAATTTAGAAGACCTAGCTAAAGTAGAAAAAGAATATAGAGCAGAGTTTGCATATCTAAAACAAAAGATAGATAAGATTGTATACAAACAAATGGGAGATACTAAAATTAATCTATCTAGTCCTGAACAATTGTCTTGGTTAATCTATAGTAGAAAACCAAAAGATAAAAAACATTGGGCAAAAATATTTAATGTAGGTATAGATAAAAATACTGGTAAAAATAAAAGACGACCTAACTTTTCAAGAATACAATTTAGAAATTTAGTTGCAGAAAACTCAGAAAAAATATTTAAAACAACTGCAGAACAATGTAGAAGTTGTGCAGGTAAAGGTGTTATTAAAAAAATAAAAAAAGATGGGAGCCCATATAAAAATTATACTAAGTGTGAAGTGTGTGAAGGTGACGGCTATACATACTCTAGTATGGGTAGAGTTGCAGGATTTCAACAAAGACCTAGAAGTGTATATGATATTGCAGAAGCTGGATTTAGAACAGATAAACTTACATTAACTAAAATAGCAGGTGAGGCAGAGGGTGAGTAAAAAACTTTACAAATGAAAAAGGTTTTTTACATCCTAAGTTTATGCAAGCTATTACAGCTACAGGTAGACTATCTAGTAGAGATCCAAACTTTCAAAACCAACCTAGAGGTAAAACATTTCCTATTCGTAAAGTAGTATCATCTAGATTTAAAGATGGTAAGATAATAGAAATAGACTTTGCACAATTAGAATTTAGAACTGCTGTATTTCTTGCACAAGATAAACAAGGTATGGAAGATATAAAAAATAAAATAGATGTGCACCAATATACTGCAGATATTATTGGTGTATCAAGACAAGATGCAAAAGCACATACATTTAAACCTTTGTATGGTGGTACAACAGGAACTGAAGATGAGAAAAGATATTACACTAAATTTTTAGAGAAGTACAAAGATATAAAAATTTGGCATGATAAATTACAAAGTGAAGCTATAAGATTTAAAAGAGTTAAGCTACCAACTGGTAGAGAATATTCTTTTCCATATGCTGAACGTACCCCTTGGGGCGGATCTACATATGGAACACAGATAAAAAATTATCCTGTCCAAGGATTTGCTACAGCAGATATTGTACCATTAGCTTGTATAAATATTTATAATTTAATGAAAGAAAAAAAAGTAAAAAGTTTGTTAATAAATACAGTGCACGATTCTATTATTGCAGATGTATATCCAGGTGAAGAAAGAGTAATGGCTGATATTTTTAAACAAGGAGCTGCAGATGTAATACCTGCACTTAAATCGTATTACAATATTGATTTTAATGTTCCACTTGACACGGAACTTAAAATAGGTTATGATTGGTTAAATATGAAGGAGGCAATATGAGAAAAACAATAGAAGCTCTTGAGACTTTAGATGAGTATGATGACTCAGATTATGGTGCTTATCTCGAATATATAGAGTTAAAAGATAGATGCATGGTAGAACCTTCTACTATGTATATAGATGAGAACCATGAGTTTTTTAGCACATTTAAATACTTTGCACACTCAGATGGTTTAGAAGTAAAAGTAATAAAAGGAGATACTAGAATATGTTAGAAAAAATAATGAAATTTTTATTTGCAAGTGCGACATTTATTGTTATATTTGCTATGTGGTATATAACTTTAATTGCAATTTTTGCTTGACTTTTTTGTAAAAGTGTGATATAAGATAATAACTAAAATGGAGGACAAATGTCTGATAATAACTTAGTAAATATAAAAGGAATGTCTGATGAGCAAATCATGCAGGCAATAGGTCAAGACGATGGATCTACTATGGGTAATAATATACCTAGATTAGCTATCAATCGTACACCTGAAGATGACGATGGTAATCAATTACCAGTTGGTCACTTCTATACTTATGATTCAAAAATAGGTCAAAATGTTTTTGGTAAACCAATTACATTAAGACCATTCATAAGTGCAATGCAGTATATGCATTACGATGCCGACAAAGGCGAGTACATAAATAGATCTATTATATTTAAAAGCTGGAAAGAAGAAGCTATAGATATTTTAGGTGGTACTAAATGTGGTAAGATACCTTTTAAAGAAAGGTCAAGTCTTACACCTGAACAATTAGAACAACAAAGAACGATACGATGTTACAAATTAGTGTATGGTTTATTATCTTTTAAAGGTGGTAAAACTGCACAAGGAGCTAATCATGACGTAGAGAACTTACCCGTTCTATATAGAGTAACAGGTACAGCATTCTCACCTGTGAGTGCTGCGTTAGATCAGTTAAAGAAGAGAAAGAAACTTATGTTTAATTCTACTTTATCACTTGATACTAAACGTCAGAAGAAAGGTGGCAATGTATTTTATGTACCTGAAATAGCTGTAAATGCTGATGCTAATTTACAGTTGTCTGACACAGATATGGAAACTTTAAAAGTTTTTCAGGAATCTATTGATACAGAAAATGAAGAAGTCGTTGGCTTATATAACACAGCTAAGGCTAAAAAACCTAATGGTTCTGATTCTGTAAATGCAGAGATAGTAAAAGAACTTGATGATGAGTTACCTGAAGCAGTGCTATCTAAATAATGAATAGCATACTTGTAAAAGTACAGAAGTATCTTGACAAAGTGTCAAAGAGTCCTTCACAAGTAGACAAAAAACTTGTTGAGGAGTTTGGTGAGGCCTGTAAAAAGGCCTTACTAAAACAGTTCTCTGAGAGCAGAGGATCTAAGTTTGAGCTTAGAATGTCAAATGTAGGTAGACCCTTATGCCAGTTGCAGATGGAAGCTAAGGGTATAAAAGGTGAGGGACAGCCTTACAATGCTAAAGTTAGAAATACTTTTGGAGATCTTATAGAAGCACTAGCATTGTTTATAATGAAATCTGCAGGAGTAGAAATAAAAAATGAACAGAAACAAGTTAAATATAAATTTGATGGAGAAGAGATTGAAGGAAGACAAGATGTTGAAATTGATGAAAAGGTATGGGATATTAAAAGTGCATCGCCATATTCCTTTGAGAAAAAATTTGGTGAAGACGGTGGATTTAATGAAGTTGTTAGGGATGATACCTTTGGCTATGCGTCACAAGGATTTTTATATGCAGAAAGTCAAAGTAAAGACTTTGGTGGCTGGATAGCTATTAATAAATCTACAGGTGAGTGGACAGTATGTGAAACACCCAAACTTGTAGAGCCATATAAAAGTGATGCTATAAAGAAAGCTAAAGATAATGTAAAAGCAATTAAAGATGGTGTACCTTTTAAAAGACAATATGATGCTATTGAAGAAACATTTAGAGGTAAACCTACAGGTAATAAAGTTTTGGGCTTAGCTTGTTCATTTTGCCCATACAAACTTCCTTGTTGGGGAAGTAAATTGCAGTTGTTACCACAACAGCAATCTAAAGGTAAGAACCCTAAATGGGTTTGGTATACGGAGGTTAATAATCCTAAACAGGAGGAAGAGTCTGCGTAACTGGGTGGGTATTAGTTTTGAGGGGTCTAGTATCCACCTTTACCGACTATGTATTGTTTAATAATAAAAGATAATGATAAGTGGAGAATATTTACAAATGAAATATGGGACTCAGAAAAAGAAGCAACTGACTATGCCAAGAGAAATAAATTTAAAAAGTCTGTTGAATGGAAAGTTGTACCATTTGATTATAAATATTTTAAAAAATTATGAATAAAGAAAACAAAAAAATGTTATTAAAATCCATAAAGGTGCTTGTTAGCCCTTGGGAAAAAGGATTTACCTGTGGTATTATAATGGATAGTAAAACAAAAATGACTACAGAAGAATATGAATTATGTTCTACAATAGCAAGAGGCATGATAAAAATGGCAACTACCGATCCTCATTCAACGTTTCTATGGGGTCTTCGTGGATTTGCTGATGACAAGAAAAACAATAAAGATGGTCTTAGTATTAACTCTATAGCAGAGTTTGATGATGAAAATAATGTTATTGACTTTCTTGAATTTTTAAAACAGAAACGTGATAAGGAGTTAAATTAATGGCAACGCATGTTGTAATAGGTGACCCCCATTGCACACCTAAAGCAAGCAATGAAAGATTTCTGTGGGCTGGTAGATTAGCTGCAGATGTAAGAGCTACACATATTATCTGTATGGGTGATTTTTGTAGTATGGATTCTTTATCTTCGTATGATAAAAAGAAAAAATCATTTGAA